GCTCATAGTTGCTGTAACAGTGTTCGCATTGTAACCTGTACCACCATTTGTTACATTGATGATGTTACTATCAATGCCCATATTGTTGATAAAGTTTTGTATAGAATACAATGATACGCCGTCATCAGAGATAACTGGACTTACATTCGTGTCAGTCGTAGACAATGTAGCAGTCATTGTGAATGAACTATTTGAATTACTTAATAGAATTCTTTCACCTTGTCCATCGTCCAAGAAGATATCTGTGTTCAATGGGTTTGCATTTTTACCTGGATTAACATCGACAGCTGTTGTTGGTGTCAAACCATTGTTCAACAATGTAGTATACTGATAGTTAATTGCAGTAGATGTTGGAACAAAGTCAGTGGTTGTCAAGTTGATAGCATGTATTGTTTGATTCAATTCAAAATAATTATTCAAATCAATGACACTATTTGGATCAATTGAGTGGTGCAAATCGGATGAACTTAATTTTCTTGTAGGCAATCTATATGGTACAACAAATGGTACAGTTGCAGAACCACTTGTAAATACACATTTGTCCATAACTACCATCAAGTTCTTTGTCAAATCAGCAGACCATGTGAGAGCATTTTGTGACTCAAAGAGTGAACCAATATATGGTAACTTTTGAATTTTTCCTGGCGTTATGTCCGGATCAGTAGGCAATTTCTTAGATGTAGAAACCAGCTGCTGCTGGTTTTGTTGTGCATAATACACTGTATAATCAGCTGATGCTGACTCAACTACCATAGCATATAGAACGCCTGGTTGTATATAAATTGGTTCATCAAATGTGAATGTTGTATATGTATTTGCATTTAGATAATGCGGTGTTGTTGATGTATTAACTTCATTTGGGAATTTAACAACTCTAGAATGTGGTAATGTTTTACCATTTGGATATCCATTGTCAGTTCCAACCAATGAAATTTGTACTGGTGTTTGTGTTGTTGTTGGTTTGCCGGCAAAGAACAACTTAACAGAATTCAGGAATATACCATTTGGATAATTATCCTTTTGTACCATGAATGTTTGTGCCAAAGGATCACGATGTGGTTTTGTCATATCGAGACTGTTATATGCCGCTTGGTCGACAGGAGTAATAACTTTGCCAGAAGAATCTATAGTGGCCGCAAATACAGTTTGATTCTGTAAACCAGTTGCATGGAATGTTGACTCAGCATATGTTGTTGCTGTTGTTGGATCAGAATCAACTGTTCTGTTATCTAAACGGAACACTCTTTCACCAACATAGAAGTCTGAACCAGGACAGTTGAAGATACCAACGAAGTTGCCTTTTTCATCTGTACACAATTGTGATGGCATACCATTTTGTATTGCCAATTTCACATTCAATGCATCACCCTCAATAGAATATCTAGAGTTGATTACACCATATACATTACTATTACCTATAGAAACATCAATTGGTGTATCTAATGTAACTACTTTTGTTATTGCATTATATGATGTGATGTTTGCAGTATATGTTTCTGTTGATGACAATATGATGGTAGATTTGTTTGCAGCAGTAATTGCATCCTGAACCTGTGTATTGTACTGATTCATTCTTTGGTTGTATTCTCTCATTTTTCCGCTATCACCATCACCTTTAGATGGAGGAGAAGGAACATATTGAGCACCATATTGATATGCATATGTCCATGTTGATTTAACATAGATTGTACCACCAACATAGAAGTTTGTATTTGAAGATGCATTACCATCTAATTGTAATTGTGTAACACCTTGATATAACTGTCCACCATCAGGTAAGACCAGTGCTGTACCAGCATTACTGTAACCTAATCCAGGAGGTGCTAATGTACTCCAAACCACAAATCCATTGGGGTCTGTGATAGTCAATGCAAATGAACCTCTGTGTCCAGAAACTGCAACATCACCTGGTACTGCTGTACCTGTTACTGACCAACCAATATTTGTATTGCCTGTTGCAGAGATTGTAGTAGTGCCTGTATATGTTTTTTCATATACATTGGTTAAACCGGTTTGACCTGCATCTTGATATCCAATTGTTGTATCCACCACTGTGGTACCGGTAGTAGCAGATGAACCACCAATCTTAACTGTTGCTGAATTGTCAGCTGCTAAATGGAATGTATATGTACCAGTCTTATTAAAGTTAACAGGCAAGAAATACTGGAATGTTGTTACTGTTGCATCAACTGAACCCCACACACCATTCTGATTCAAGAAAGTTGAATAAGTGCTTACCGCTGGAACTTTATAGAAATTAGATGATGTTGGTACAGTAGAGGTTGTGAAACCACCACCAACACCAGAGACAGTTCCTGTTGTGTGTAATTTATTTAACACTGAACCATCAACTGTACCTGAAGCAGTTGAAGAAACATAATTTCCATTTGCATCAAAATATGCATTTGATAGTGTTGATGTATTAGCAATAGTACTTGGTACACCAACGAATGTTGACATATACAATCTTACTTTGCTTGTGCCTGTGTAAGGCATAATAGAAATAACACGACCAATTGGATAAAATTTTTGTGTGCTTGATTGATAGAAACCAACGATATCATCTTCCATGAATGTACCAGTTACTGATTTTAATTCAATAATGTTAGGTTGTTTCATCCACTTGTTAACACTTGTACCATCAAACCATGCTTTAACAGGTGTGTTAACCAACATACCTTTTGTCTTAACAATAATTTCTTGTGGTCTAATGAAAGGTGCCATAGCGGTATTGGTTACAATACCTTTATTTGTGGCCATAGAACTACCATTAGGAGATGTTGGTTGTTGATTTCCTTGTTTATTATATGATAAATTGTTAACAGTTGGTGTTGTTCCAATTAAACTCTTTGTTCCCGGAATAGATTGCCAATCACCAGCAGTAACTAAATTGATACCGTAGGTAAGTTGATTGTGTTGTAAATTAGGATCATTAGTTAAAATTGCAGGAGTTTCAATTGTACAACACCAATTATCAACTGCTGGTGATAATGTTTGAACGCCTTCATATACCACAACTGAGAATGGGTTCACACTTATAGTTGAACTTGCCATTTGTTGCGTAATTACATTTGCAGTTGTGTATGGTAATGTGAAGATATTTGAATTTGTACCAGAAAATGAATTAATGCTGATGCCATTGGTGTTAGACAATGTACCACGGCTAGCCAAAACCCATGGGTTCTGTAATTGGAAATTGGTAACACCGGTAATTGGTGTCAATTCTTTTGTTCTTATATTAATCTTTGCGCTGTAGTTAGGATAATATGTGTCAGCTGCACCAAAAGAACTAAAGTCATCTACCAAAATACCATTCTTAAATCTGTTCAATCCGTTTGCGTCAGGAACTTGTAAGGAATTTGCATTTTGTTCCAACAAACTTAAACTCGTATAGTATTCTAAATTATTAACTTGGTCTTGCAGGTCGGAGATATCACTTTTTGCCCAACGTTTATGCAATACCTTTTGAATAGAAAGGTTGGTTACATAACTTTTGTATCCCATAGCACCCTCACCTGGAACATATGTTGTATATGGATCGAGTGTGATGTTAGCCAACAACAATGAACCTTTTGGTTCCACTGGGAATTTAGGAGCAACTGATGGGGTTCCTTCTATGATTTGAAAGTTACCATCTTTTGTCAATACTAATTTATCTTTTCTACCCAAGTAATATGAATAAGAATTTGTAAAAGAACTTAAATCATTTGGTATTAATACACCACGGGTTGATGCGCCACTTGATCCTGAATATTCCCATGTGTATGATGAAGATGAAAAGTTTGATGCGCCAGGTTTAGTACGAACTGGTCTAAAGTCAATACTATCTCTTAGAACATATAGATTACCATTTTTGGCAGTATATGTTTCACTGTAATCTTTATTGGCATAAGATCCAACACTAAAAAATCCATCACCACCGCCATGCGAGTAGTAGTTGTAAACAACCAAAATATTACCAGCAGGTTTTGCAACACCTGGTTTTAATTTGATAGATGCCCAATCATAATAGTTATCTCTTTGGCCATTATCCAATATAAATGAGTTTGATACATCTTTATATGATGATATGGTTGCACCATTAGAAATAGTTGTGCTAGAAGAACCAGTATCATAGATTGCTGTGATTGCTTTAACATCAGTTACATACAATGGAAGTGATGAGTAAGAAATATTTGCGGCAGGAATATAAGTTTGTGCAGCAGTTGTATCTACTTTAATACTTGTTCCACTTACAGTTGCCAATGTGCCAGCTGTTGTTGTTGAACCTGTAACAAGTGTCTTTGTTTTGAGTACGCTACCTGAAGAACCATCAACATACACATTTGCAATAACAGTAACGCCTGGTGCTGCGTTATTTGCACCATATGCTGCGGACGTAAATGTTGCGGATGTAGATGTTGTAAGTGTTACATAGTTTGATGTATTAGAAAAATCAAGTATATTTCCACTTGCATCAATTAAAGTAAATAATTGTTTAAACTGTTCGCCATAAAATGCTGAATTTATAGCACCTTGGAATTGTGTTCCCGCTGGCGCAGAAATTGTTAATGTATTAGCTGATGCATTGAATCCTTGGCCAGTCCATCTGACTTTTGAATAGTAATTTGGACTTGTTACTGTTGAAACATACGGATAACCAACTTGGAAAATCATTTCAGTACCAGTTGTGTCCCATAGAATTGTATCACCTGTTGGTAATGAATTCAATTTACCAGAAACATTGATATTTGTATTTGCTGTCAGTGCATATGTTGAAGAATTCTTTTGAACAATAGATTCAACATCATATGTGGAGAATATCAAAGAGAAATTAGAAGTCGCATCGGGTGTGATAGAGAATTGTGGAGATACAGTTGCAGTTCTGTTTGCACCAGTCCAGTTAGTAATATTTCTAATCTGTCCAACACCTGTACCAGATGTGATTGATAGTGTTGCATTGTAATATGCTTGGTCCACACCAGCCCATTTACCACCAGAACCTACAGGCACATAGAATGTTGCTGTTGTGGTTGTTGCATTGGCCACATTACCAGTTAATGTTTGTGTATTAATATCACTAACATATGTACGATATATGTAACTCTTTGTATTTGTACTTGTAGAAGATTGATAGACCAAGTTTCTAATAAAACCTGTACCAACTAATGTTGAGTTGTATGTTGTTGCGTTTGCTGAATTGATGTTTGCTGTAGTTACACTATGCAAATCTACTGTTGGCATTGAAGTAATATCAAACAAACCAGACATTGTATCAGTAATAAAATAACTACCGTAATCAATATATACGGAATTGTTTGTTAAACTCTTTGTTGTTCTTGCACGATTGCCCGTCAATACAATTTGAGATTGGTTTTCTACTCTGTAGCCTTGTACATAAGCCAAACCTTTACCAATAGTCAGGTCGTAATAGTCATCGTAAGTACCATTTTTACCACCATGTTTCATTGGTGTCAAATTAAAATCATTAACGATGTAATCGCCATTAGTTTCATAGTCTCTCTTAGCAATGTAGTCATTGATTTTAGAGTAAACAGTATCGTTAACTTGTTTGACGATTGAACCGTTATTAATTCTAACCAATTCAATAAACTGGTTATCGTTGCCAATATCTAATGACAACGTTGTCAATGTTAGTATAACAACATAACGGTCTGCACCAGGTGCTTGGTAGTTTGTTGCACCAATTGCTGGATCAAGTAAAGAAGAATCATTAATATAATCGTAAATAGTTTCAGTGATAGTGAGACCGATTCTTGCAGAAGGTGTGCTACTATACTTACTTAAAATGATTGTTTGTGGTTGTACAGAAACAAAATTACCAATAGAATACTTACTGTATGTACCATCATCATTTTGTGTATTTGAATATGAATATCCATTTACAACATAGAAAACACCATCGGAAATAGATGCTACAGAAGATGGGCCTGTTGAACCTGTTGACTGTAATAAACCGGTAACTGAATTGTCGGTTGTGTAAATGGTTTGACCATTACTGAATTGAACACCAGAAAGGTATGTAACTATCAATGTAGGAGGATCACCAGCATTTGCATCTGTACCTGATGCTTCGGATGTTGCAACGACCTTAGCAAGAATAGTGCCAGTAGAATCTTGAATAATTTTGTTTAGAAAGTTACCTGCAACTAAACCAGTTGAGTTGACCAACTTTAAATAATAACAATTTAAGTTTGTTGTAACTTTACCACCAGTAACTGGAGTATTCTGTGTAAAAATATTGTCAGCAAATTTTGAAATCTGACTTTGCAAAATAGTTTGGGATTGTGTTAACTCTCTGGCTTGGACTGCAAAACCAGGTTTAAAAAGAATACGATGAAAGTTCTTTGATGGATCAAAGTCATCATAGTAGGGATCAACATTAAAATTTAAAGCCATTTTTATCCTTTTAGTAACCTAGAACAAATCTAAATTGTTCTATTCCGTCTGAACTTCTTTGCACACCTGTTCTATTTTCAATGAATGCTAGATATCCTGAATTTAACACAAAATTTGGAGTACTATATGATAACAATGTTCTTGCAGTACCAGAACTTTTACCATATAATGTTTGATTGGTTGTTATTGTACCTGATGTATTTAGCACTTTAACCACATTGGTTGATGTATTAAAACTCAATACCAAGCCAGAAAATGTAGTATTTGATGAACTTTGTCCTTGATATATGAACTCATCGTTTGTATATGAACCAAAACCAGGAGAAACAATGATATCGGTTGTTGTACTATACACAGAACCGTTTGCAACATATGGACTCAAACTGGTTGTTGTTGGATTAAAAATCAATCCAACTTGGTGATAATCCACATCGGTTGGAATAAAACCACCTTCTGAACCATTGAACTCAACCGTATACATTACATGAGAGCAACCTAACTCTGTCAATGGGTCTGAACCGTGGCCACCAACAGGCGACACTGGAGATCGAACGATTGCACCAGAACCTGATGTTGATACCACAGATACATTTGCGTAGGTATAATTTGATCCAGGTGTTGTTACAATAATATTCTGAATGGCGCCGCCGGCCACATTGGCAGTAGCTGCAAATCCAGTTCCATCTCCAGAAACAACGATTGATACTGGTGCATTTGCTGTATCATAACCAGAACCACCATTCAATACATTCACAACATCTATATTACCAGTACCAGCGGACCAGAGTAATGGATTAGGTGAATAATCTTTGACAGTAACTGGAAGCCAGTTTGTGTCCATGAATTTTACTTTAGCACCAATGTCTACAGTGTAGATATATTTCCATTTATAACCATCAGGACCTGTGTATATGTTATTGGTGCCATAAGAACCCGGTTGAAAATATGGTTCATAGGTTGATGCAATACCATTGTTATTCCACAAACATTTGAATACTTGGTCGTATCTGTTTCTTACATAATAATTATAGATATTATTTTGATTGTTATCTTGTGCAGTGATATTGATGTCATCACTGTAATAATCATATATGGCGCCTGAAGTCCAATCAACTCTTTGTATCACAGGAGAAATTGAACCTGAAGTTATGTTTTTAACAGCAAAAATATTCTTAAAGATTTTTTTGATATCTTTTGGTGTTTCTACTGGTGCAGATGGATTATTTTCATCAGCCCATGGTTCCACTTTGGCAAGAAAACAATAGATTGATGCTAATGGACTACTAAGTTTAGGTAGTATGACTGCGACAGGAGAATAATACGCCTGTCTAATCTGTGTAACTTTTGCCGCCGTTGTGAGTATATTTTTATTTGCCATAGTCTTTTATTTATTAAGCATGTACAACGGCAACGAAAGTATTTGCAAGGTCATTACCAAAACTAAAGTATCTTGCCATGATTGTTGATGTACCTGGAATATTATATGTTGTTGAGTTGACTGTTGAATTTAATGCATTAACACCATGTGTAAATGTCTGATTTGTGCCTGCTGTGTTTGTCAACCACAACACAACTTCTTTACCTAAAGTGTAGTTCACAAATGAAACAGTACAACCAGTAGAAGTATTGGCACGAATAACAGAATTGTTTGCAAAGTCAATGGTGATGGCTGTCTGAGCACCTGGATATTGTGTTGGTGTATATATGAAACCTTTTTGTGGATTCACTGAACCTGAAATGTTTGTAGTACCATTAACAATCAAATTACCAGTTGTAATTGCACCAGTTGTTGATTGTATACCAAATGCAATCAAGTTGCCAGTTAATGTAAGGTCACCCGCAAATGTTCCTGTTGTATTTGCAAGTGCATTGTTGGCCTTTGCAAATGCAGCTTGACCGGTCGTGGTAGCTGTGTTCGCTTGACTATATCCGGATTGGCCTAATGTAATTGCAGAGTTGGCTTGGTTATAAGCAGCATTTGCTTGTGCATATCCAGATTGACCCAATGTAATGGCA